GGGTGGAAGGATTTTAGCCAGACCAGGAGAACTAAGACTGAATCTCCTATCCCAGATTGGAAGCAATACAGTAAGGCAGGTGCAAGATGAATCCACAACAGTATATGCAGTATTTGGCAATATATCTAGCTATGTTGGTTGATTCCTTTCAATTAACCGAAGAGGAAGCTAATGCTAGACAGGGAGAGGCTTATGCACAGATTGTAGAAGGCACACAGAAAAATAACCTCAGGATGGAGAAACTACCCTATTGGGAAGAACTTACTACCCCTGATAATATAGGGCGTATATCTGATATTGTCCAGGCACAGGATAAAGAGACTGCTTACCAGCAATCAGTGGAAGAATGGGGCGCGCAAGAATCACAGCGTCGGCAGGAAGCGACACGGCAGAAATCGTTATTTGAGCAAGAGAAGTATAAAGGTGAAGAGTTCCAACGTAAACAGGAAAAACCTGCAACCTATAAAGATTACATTCCACAATGGGCAAGCCAACTTTCTTCACCACAAGCACGTATGGAACTTTTACAGAATGTTCAACGAGGCATAGTCCCGCAAGAGGAAGCGTTTGGTAAAGGTAGTGCGTGGGAACAGTGGCAACACGGACAGACAGGAGACCAACCGTCTGCGATAGATACTGGAATGTTAGGGCAACTCTCCAATATGATAGATGATGCTGAAGAGAAAGGAATCAATGTTTCTTCCGCTAGAAAAGTATTAGATACCGCAATTCGTGACCCTGATAAAATGGGGCGTGGTGCTGAAAATATAATAGGGCAGGAAATGAGTCTTCTGGCGAAGTCCATTCACAGTCAGATGGAACGCCAAGAGTTAGGTGAGTCTCAACTGTTAAGTACGGAATACCCCAAGTGGTATGAGAAATATGTTAAAAGTTCAACCCCATTAGCGGCAAGTCCTACTGGACTAATCCCTGGGTTTGAGTGGGGTGCGGGATTAAATGAGGCTGGCTATAGGGCAAGCGGTGGGGTTGGCGCTGAATTAGAAAATCTTGGTTCCCGTGACCCGTGGTCTGGATTTTCCACGTGGGCAGGACAGCAACCAGGTTTACAGGAAGAAATACTAAAAAGAGAAACAGCCAGGACTACAGAGTTTCCATCTTTATATAGAGACTGGAAGCAAGCACCTATTAGTGAGAGGGTAGAGTCCGGCAAATTTCCTGCGTGGGCAACAGCTACCCCATCAAGGAAGTCTGAATATGAAAAGAGGCGGGCTGTTTTAGAACGACCCAAGGGACGTGCAACACCAAGATGGGCTTAGACTTGCACGGGTGTGGTATAATAAAAGAAGGGGAGTCCGTTTAACGGGCTTAAAAGATAGCCCCCAATTCAACGCATAGGGAGGGGTTAATTCCCTCCCTTCTGTTGAACATTAAATAAGGAGGATAAATGGAAGACAATTCAGGGGAACCAGTCGTTGAGGCTACAGTTGAAACCACAGCGGTAACAACTCCGGTAGTTGAAACTCCTGAGACCCCAAACGAGAGTGATGCGCTCCAGAAACAACTCAGTGAACTAACCGAGAAGCTAGCAACCACTGAAAAGTCAATGAAAGGTTATCAGAGAATAGCAACGGAAAAAACAAGGGAAGCCAAGGAATACAGAGAAACTAGCGGTGCTTCTAATTCCAGATTTGATGCTATTGAGGAGGTTCTTAAAGACCTTGCCAATCGCAAAGATGATGATGATGGAGATGGCAAAAGTAATCTTGATACAAGGCTGACCGAAATTAAAAACAGAGGTGTTCAAGAGCAATTCAATACACTGGCTCAAGAAGCAGAAAGTTTAGCGAAGGACTTAGGTTACGATATCCGTGATGCGCCTGAACTTGACACTGTGAGAGACTACTTCTCTGTAGGTGATTTGAAACTTGCAAAGAAGGGTGTCGCTAAGTTGGAAAGAATGAAGGAGAAAAAAGCGGAGGAAGAATCTAAAGTGACTGAACCAACTGTTAATGAAGCCAAAGTAGAAGCCCCAAAGCCCGATGATATTAAGAAGTTAATCGACGAAGGTGTTGCTTCCGGTATTAAGGCTTATCTCACAGAGAAGAACCTCTTAACACCTGAAGGTGGGACTCCTTCTGGTAATGCTTCGGATGAAAGTTTCTGGAAAGAATGGGGAGAAGGCAAAATAGATTCTACTCCCGCAAACTTAAAGAAAGCAATGGAAATACAAAATAACAGGAGATAAATTATGGCAACAGGATGGACCACTACTGGTTCTCTTGCTGAAAGTCTTGACGATGTTCGGAGTTCAGCAAGAATTGTGAGAGAGTTTGAGGGTGTAATACCCCAACTCGTAGATAAGAAAACATTAGGAGAAGGTATCGGTCTAACATGGCAGGAAATAACTTATGCTGCTCTTACCGCACAGGCTGTTACTGAAACCACAACCCTTGATAACCCGCAACAGATAGCTGATTCCTTACTCACCATCACTCCTACGGTGGTAGGTATAGAGACCTTTATCACTGACAGGGTAAAGGCAAGGATAAGTAAGATTGGACTGGGGCAGATAGGAACACTTGGTCAGAATGCTATACAGAGAAAGAAAGATGAGGATGGTCTTACCATCTTCGCTACCGGCGCAACTACGGCTTCACCGGCTGCTGGTAATACTCTGACCTCAGGACACATAGCTGCTGCTAAAGCAAACATAAGTTCTAATACTACTGAGCCTGGGAGGCCCCCTTACAGATGCGTACTGCACGGGTTCCAGATTCAGGACTTGTTTAATGAGCTGGTAGCTGGGGTTGGTACTTACGTGGTAGCTGAAGGCCCGACCGCCCGTGTATTCTCCACTGGTTTCACCCTGCCGATTGCAGGGTGTGAAGTCTATGAGGATGGAAACATTACCATAGATTCCAGTGCTGATGCTACTGGCGGTGTGTTTGCGATGGAAGGTATCGTGCTGGTTCAGGGCAGAAGCCCCAGAATTACCTCGGTAAGAAATGAAGCCAGGGGTGGAGGTGGCGAACACATCTATCACTATGATGAGTACGCTTACGGAGAAAGACCTTCTTCGGCATACGGCTGGGTTCAGAAAATAGTGAGTGATGCTACGGCCCCCACGAGCTAAATGAATGAGTGAAAGACGTAGAGTTTGGCAAGAGGCTCACGGTCAGATTCCTAAAGGATGGCTTATTCATTCTCTGAACGGAAATAAGGGAGACGTTCATATAGAGAATCTTGCTGCAATCCCCAGGTATCCTGCTCATCAGGGACAAATCACTGCCCCTTACGTGGAGCGGATAAGGAAATTGGAAAGGCTCTTAAAAGAGCTAAAGGAGAAATAAAATGGCGACAATACAAAGTGAAATAGGTGGGATGTTCCTATGCGAGGACTTTTGGGGTGGCGAGGACATCATAGCCGAAACGGCTGCATCTAGACAGCTACCATCGGGGTTCCGTGTTATAGGGCAAGGCATCGCTGAAACTGACTCTGGTATAACAGTAATGGAGACAGACCCTAATCTTAATGGCGTTGGTTGCTTCACTACTACAGATGAGACAGAGCATACTTGTGGTATAGCAACCGCCAAGATGCTTAACGTTGCCTTAATGGGTCCACTGGTTGCGGAAATCAGGGTGCAGTTTGCCGACCTCGATACCAAGCAGTTTTACTTCGGTCTCACTGATGTCAACGATGACACGGCAATTCTGGAGGGTGGGACTATACTTGGTGATACCATAACCCTGACCCTAACAGCATCAGACCTTTGTGGCTTCTTGTATTCGGCAGAATTAACCGAAGACGAGATGTGGCATATGGTATACAACGGCGGCACTACTACTGGTGAAACCGTCTCTTCAAACGTAGAGAGCGGCGTGGATGCGGTGCTTGCTGAATACGATGTGCTACGGATAGAAGTTGATAACAACGGAACTGCCAGATGGTACGTTAATGGTGTACTAAAGAAAACTCTTGCTGGCGCAGTATCAACAACTACCGACCTGGCTTTGATAGCTATGGTGGAGTGCAAAGGCAATGCGATTGAATACGCAAAAGTGGACTATTGCTTCCTTCGCTGTAACCGAGACTGGACTAAATAATTGAGAAGGCTTGGGGCGAGCCTGAAATCGCCCCAACTAAAATTCAGGTGCTGACCTGTTCAGCATTTTAGAAGGAGACAAAATGGCAAGAAATACAACCGCAATGAAGCGGGGTTGGAATTGGGATGAAGCTAATACTCAGTTAGCCGTAATGGTTGATGGGACTAGCCCTGTCGCCGTGGGAGTATCTACTGTAGCTGCTGATGGGAGGATGATCAGGTTTGTTGGGACTTCAGCCACCCCTGCGATGACAGACGGTTATGGGATAGTCGAAACTGACATCACAGTAACGGGGACTGGAACTGGTGCTATAGCTGCACGTTCTACTTGGTTAAATCTTAGTAGTGGCTCGACACTTGCAAGCTACTCATTCTGCCATACTGACGGTATATGGGATGG